GTGGTGCCCTGTTCATTATCAGAGATTTTAATCACATCAATGCGACCATCAACGTTATTGGCTGCTACGGCGGTATTGGAAACCAAAGGAAAATAATCCACAGTGGAGAATTTCAGGGCCGTGGCAGAACCAATTGAAGTTATATACTTCCAGCGATAGCCATCTGATGTTTGATAAAGAGTAGAAATGGCTCCTTCCGCAAAGGAAGGCTGCACCGTTGAATTTGCCCCGTTGTTGTTGTCCAGACATTTCCAGACATGAAAGAAAGAACCTTCATCAACAATACAATAAAATGCCGTGCCAAGTAAATCTCGTTGATCATTGTACATGGTGAAAGGCTGAGTTGACCAAGGGATGTTGGCAATCACCGGTCTCACATCCAGGATTGAGACTTTTTTACCCATGACCATCTTGTCATAGGCATCGATCAGAACATTATTTACATTGTCAGAAATGGCCTGGAGAGTGACGTTCTCATGAGGAAGATGATCCCCCACAAAGAAATAATAATTACTGTTGGCCACATCATCGACCAGTCGAGTCACTCTCTGATATTTGAAATTGTTGGTAATCAGATTTGTATTGCTCATATAAGATTATTTATATTCCTATTAATAAATCTCAGATTGTAACTATTGCATTCTGAATTGCGATGACGTTGTTCGTAACAGTATCATACTTAAACTTACCAAACATGATAGTTCCGGCGACGTGAGTGATTTGTTTTAGCATGTCCTCGTATTTGTTCATTAAAACTGAGGATATAACCTGATAGGAATAATTTTGCCAGAACCAGCCATCAAATAGTTTTTTCTGATCGGAAAGAAATCCACCTTTTTGGCGATAGTAGCCGTGTCCGACACCTTGAAATATCACCTGAGCTATTCCAGTGGCAAATTCATCATTGATAGTTACAACTTCATTAGGGACAAAACCAAAGCCTGAATCCACAATCTTTAGGTTTAACAAGGAGTTATTACCAATTGAGAAATCGTTTTCCAGAATAAGATTGTGACCCATGACGGGAGAATCATAACTATAATCAATAGTGGCAATATTTGCAGATGCTCCGGCCGATGATGATATTTTTGTGGTGGTGTTGGATGTGACAATGAATTTGTTGTTGGGATAAAACTTCATATTCTGAACATATAATATATTATTATTATTTGTGTCCACCGAAAGGACCTTGCCTCGGGCATCGGTGTCGGCCTGAGTGATGATATCTCCTTCCAGAAAAGAACTGGTGGTTCCTATCACGGCAATGATGTAATCATGATTTTGATAAGCCTGGACTGGGGCATATTTTACCACAATGAATGGCGGCTTGGTATAATTTTGACCGGGATTGCTTACCAGTAATTTATCTTTTTTACCGATGGTCGTGGCCGTCCAGGATAGGGTTTCATCGATGAGACCAAATGAAAGATTGGCCGCTGTGTTTCCGGGAAATCCATAGGTCGCGGCTGAAATTTCAACACCAAGATAGTCGGCAATCAGGTCATCGTTGAGTAGAACTGATTCTGAATAGTTTGTGGTATTTGTGACAATGGCTTGGAAGCCCGATCCCAATTCAATTTTTGAGATGGTTCCTCGAATATGGTCGCTGGTCACGACATTGCCATTGGCGGCAAAGAAAGTTCCAACGGCGTTGATCAAACCAAATCCGGTGGTGATGTTGGAAATATCAGCGACGGCTCCAGAATACAAACCGGTAATATTATAATTTGGAGAGACAATGCCTGAAATATTTCGAATAATGATAGTTCCATTATTCGCAATTGAATCGATCAAGGCTCGGGAAGTTGGTTGAATTATTTGTTCTCCGACCAGAAAAGTTCCAACGGCGTTGTTTACCAACATGGTAAGAAAATCATCATTGGCAATGAATTTTCCGGTGGCATTGGTCAGATAATAGCCATTAGACACATCCAGATTGGCCACGATGGCGTTGGATGTGGTATAAAAAGTGTTTTGTAGATTGCCCGAGATAAGTCCTGCCAACAACAATCCCGCCGTGGTGTTGGACTGAGTGATGGTAAAAATCACTCCGGTTCCCATCACCGATCCATTGGCAAGATAGGTTGTAATGGGTTCTCCAGCCGTATAAACGCCATTGGCAGAATTATAGTGCAAATAGACCTGGGGCTGGGACATCAGATCATATTCATTAAAATACTGAATGATGCCGGTATTGGTGATTTGGAGATTGGCAATCGACATGGAAACTTCTGAAACATATAGAGCATTATTTGATTCGGTGTAACCATAGCCTCCCTCGACCAGAGAGGCATCCACCACTCCAAATGATGAAATAGTATCTAAAACAATTCCTTTGGCTCCTGCGCCATAGGTCGATGAAATGGTCACCACATCTCCCTGGGCAAAGTTTTCACCAGTACCCAAAACCGAAATAGCAACATCAGTCAAAGAACCTGTTATGGTCGGACACAATTCAATACTCATTGATTCATCAAGAGGAAAAATCTTTTCTCCAAACATAAAATTGCCGGTGATGGCCGAGATATAGGCCACGTCTTGTAATCGACCTTGAGTGTGGCGACGGACCACCGAATCCACAAACCCAACGGCCTTGGAATTAAAACCTTGAATTTCCTTATTAACCAATTGGTTATTGTTATCTGACAACATCAATTCCAGATAGATTGGCAGATACCAATGCCCATCCGATAATTTAAACAAATCTGTTGAAGGATAATAAAATTTGACGACCTTATCAAACACCAATTGAAATAGAAGTTGAGTGCCTCTCTCGGTTCCCTTGGAGCGATAGATATCCAAGGCATGTTTCACCAAGGTCTGGGTATCGGTCTGGGTGTTCAACTGTATATTTTTTAAATATTTTTCCTTGAAATGTAGAATAAATTCATCGGTGGTGCGATCTATCTCTTTGATGTTGTAATAGTTTCGAGAATAAAATAAGGGATTACCAGACTCTTCCATCCAGAGATAGTAAGACTTGATAAATTCTATAAAGACCGGACCATGTTCCTGATACCAACGTGGAAATTGTTGTTCCACCAAGTTTGATATTGTCGAAGGAATAGGTGTTTCTTCAAACATAATCAATTTCTTAGCTGTTCAACTGACACATCAATCTTTGAGGATTCAATTGCCATGATAGTATTCAGGACACAGGCCACATCATTGTCCCGAGGACGAACATAGATACACAAGTCGGCTCCCTCATAGGAATCAATGGTCAAATTATTCAATTGAACAACTCCGGTATTATAATCGATGGTTCCGACATTTAGGACGGCATTGTGTAAATTATTAGTGGTCTGAACTATTCGCACCATTCCCATGCCATCATCTTCCAGAATTGAGTTTTGTCCTTTGAAATTAAAATTTGATGAATACAGGACTTTTTCAAATCCTCTTGGATGTGTTGGGGCCAGAGGAGAAAGATTGTTCAATAGCGGCACTCCAAACATTAAAACTATATTTTGTGACGTATTGGGTTGTGGGTTGGTTTTTTTATAGATGGTGATGTAGGTCAGGTTTGAGACGATAGCCGGATCAGAATCATCAATTGCGGCAATCAATTTGCTGAGACGGAAGGTGATATTGAAATCATTTAGAAATTCGGTATTAAAGTTGGTGATGGCATCAACCACAATGGTTTTAATTCGATTAATCGTTTCGTTGGTGACGTTGACGTTGTACCGTACCACTGATGCAACCTTGATATAAGTATATTGGGGAGGTACAAACATTGGAAAGATTGACAAAGGACACCGCGACTTTAGAAAGTCATAATATTGTTTTTGTTTGGATTGTGGCAGGCCCTGCACATTGGCGATATTGAGTGAAACCACGACCTTGCCAAATTGCGGGGGTAGTAGTTGTTCTCCCCCATACACATTCAGATTTGCTATCTCGGGAAATTCAGTCTTTAACAACACCTCATAGTCAGAAGGGACGATGGCTCGTTCCTGGGTCTGAAACCAACGGGGAGCATAAAATCTTGTAGTTTCAAGACTTTCGACTTCATCCCCTCCGATGGCCGGATTAAGAGTGGTGATTTTGATATTTCCAGTCAACTCCACAAATGGAGTGGTGGGGTCGAAATTGATAGTGAATTTGCCCGAACCATTTGCAATTGAGCCGGATGCGACTCGATAGTCCACCACAATCAAGGAACCGTTTTTGGGCTGATAGCCTGCGATATTATCTCCAAATATGATTTCATAGTTGCCATCCACGGCCGAAGTCTGAATAAAATACACCTTGGATTTGCCAGTCAGACCCAGAAGGGAAATGGCCCGAGAGAATATCACTCCCAACAGATTGCTATCCTCAAACACATTGATGACAATGGAATCGGTATCAATATTGGGATTAGATAATTTAAAATGTGTTTGAGAATTAGTGTCAAATACAAATGACTCTTTGACATATGGGCCTTCATAGATGGCGGTGTCAAACGAAAAGGAATTGTTAGCCGAAGCCACAATCAACGTTTCAGGAATGGTGAATATAAAACTTTTGTTCTTGACCTGGGCGGTGAAAGATTGGCCTTTATCAATGATATATGGGGCATGAGAACCATCGGCGGTGAATTCTACTCGAATGTTGGCCTTGGCGGATCGTACCGACCGAGGTAGATAATTTAATTCCTTGGCATGAGAAAGAACACTATTTCGCAGTTGGGCCGAGTCAATGAATCCTTCTGACAACGCCATGTTCAAATAGAAGGCATTTTTGAAGGTGTTGACCGTGAGAAGATCAATCAGGATATTTAAATCTGACGACTCAAAATCATAATCCTTGAATATGGCCTGATTGCGCAAGGATGCAATCAGCGATGCTTTCTGGGTGGGAAAATCTAAGGATGTTAATTCCAGGGATGTGTTTGCCACTATTTTTTATCTTTTTTTTGTTCGGGTTGTTCAATATTTTGTTGTTGTTCCATAATTTGTCGATGTATATCTGTAATTATTGGAGCAACCACCTCGAATGGTTGTTTGACTAATGTCTGCAAAATAATATTCACAAATTGATCATTAAATTCAAATTTCATGCTGTATTTATCTTATCTATTGTAATGCCTTGATCATGTACGTTGAAATGGCATTGATACGAACAATTGAAATCAGGAATTTGTTTCCGCTAGTTGTAGTTAGGGCATCCCCCACTGAGCCGACTGTAAATCCTGAAAAAGTAACTGTCCCGGCCGACACTCCATTAGTTAAAAGAATGTTCACAGAACAATCAGATGCTGGAGCAGTCATAGTAAATGCTGCATTACTACTACCATACTGGTAATTACCCAAGGCCGGATCAACCGTGAAAGAGGCGATTGTTCCTATATTATAAGAAGTATATTTAAATCCGATTGCTCCGATGGTTGAAGCTGTATTGGACGCAAGAGCAAAACCAGACCCAATTCCAACAGTCGTAGCATTCATGAAAACGTTTGCTCCTACTGCTATAGTAGTAGCATTCATTTTTGATATTCCAGCAACCAATCCAAGAGAATTAAGATTAGCACTTGTAGTTGAATTGGCAAACATGACCATGATGCTATTGGTGCTTAAGTTGACAGTGGAATTACCAACAGTGATTAAGGCTGTATTAACTGTACCAATAGAAATCACAGTGGAATTGACAACCGAGGTGCCAACAACAATATTTGCTGTGCCGATAAGAACATTTGCTCCAGCCGCAATCACCGTGGAATTAATGGATGATGTTCCGACTATGATTGCGGTGGCATTAATTGATCCAAGAAAATTTGTATTGGCATTAAATTCATTTGTTCCAGTGAAAACATTGTTGGAATTTCGAATATCTCCGGCCACACCAACAGCACCTCCATCAATAAACAAACCTGTTGAATTGGCTACAACGTGTGTTCCGACCTGTAGTTGTATAAAAGCGTTATTTGTTGAATTAAAATAGTTGTTTCCTGTCCAAGTATTATTCAATGGCAGAAAATCTCCAGTTGGCCCGGTGTTTCCAATTGGACCTTGGATACCCTGAATGCCCTGAGAACCTTGAGGACCGGTGTTTCCGGTTGGCCCGGTATTTCCGGTTGGCCCGGTATTGCCTTGAATGCCTTGAGGACCGGTATTACCGACTGGCCCTTGCGGACCAGTCTCACCTCCTCCGGTCCCACTCCCTTCAATAATAATATTTGGCGGCCCGATAAAATTTACTTTGGTGTTGTTTCCAGATGAACCAAAATTAGTAGTAGTTCGAGGCAATATATTAGGAGTGGCAGTATTATAAACACTTACCCCCGCTTCCCATTGCACTGAAGATGAAAAAGTTATTATATTAGGATTATCCGCATCATAGACTCTTATACCTACTTCCCCTGGTGCGGGGGACAAAAAAGATATAGCCAAATAATCTATTGAGAATCCATTGCTAAAATTTGCATTTGCAACAGCCATGTGATTATCTGTTGCCGGACCTAAAATAAAATCAGCTAAACCATTTGATGTTGTTGTTTGGTTGATATTATAGATTGTCACTGTTTTTTTTATCTAATTCTGTTAACAATCGATACAGTGTGTACAATGGTTGGAATGTTAATGAGACCAAAAGAAATATCAACAATATAGGTGCTTTGGTCTTGGGAGACTCGAATGTTAATCTGAACATTTATGGCCCGAGACTCATAATTCTTGATAGCTTCATTAATTGAGGAATGAATAGAACCAAGCATGATGGTGTCCATCGGATCAAACAAAGAACGAGGCAACGTCGAACCCAGCATGGAATAATATCTTTCTCCTTGCTGGGTCATGACGATATTCTTGATGGACTGTTTGACTGACTCTTCGTTGGTCAGGCGCGTCAAAGAACCTGTAATCGGATTCAAACCAAAGTTCATGGCAAAGTCCGAGTAGTATTCTTTTTGTCGAGACCGAGAAGTTATTTTTGCGGAGCGTAATGAACGTGTTATCATGAGTGCTCTGTGTTGGCTACTTGGAATTGATTAGCAATTTGCATTTGTTGCTGAATAAGAAGACGAATTCGATCATCCAGAATTGTAGATTCTATTTGTTGTATTCTTTGTTGTAGTTCTTGTTGTTCAATTTGTTGTTGTTGAACTGGTGATTGTTGTTGAACTGGTGGTGGTTGTTGTTGTTGAACTGGTTGTTGTTCAATTTCTTGAATGAGTAGACGTGTTTGATCGTCATCCGAAACTAAGGTGTTTTGGATTAGTGGGTTAGTTATTGAAGGTAATTGGTTTGGATCAAGAACACATTTATTCAAACTGAAATCCCAATGTTGACCTGGAGGACAAATTTTATCATCATCAACGACACATCGCATCAAAGTTGTGTCCCAGTGTTGACCAAGTGGACAAATTGGAAATGCCGATACTGGAGCAGTTTTAGAATTTTGTGCTGCTTCATATTTACCATCTGAAAATGCTTTTTCTTTTCCATAGGATGTGGTTTTATCCGGAGGTTTGTCGGTACGAGGCGCTCCCGGTCCTGGTTGCCAACTATATGATGAGGCGGCAAAATTCATTTCTCCAGTTGTGGAGAATGACATGTCACCTTTGCCCGACATGGACATTGAGCCATCTTTGCCCATTGTCAATTGAGCTTGTCGGCCCGAACCAGAAATTCCAATTACAAAATCTCCATTTTTAACTTTAAATGAAATACAACATCCTCCGGCAGCGGCAGCCCCGGCACTACTCATACCCATTCCACCTTGAGATGGTTCTGATGAAAAAGTCATTTGACTAGATTCACCATCGGCTAAAATGGTTTGAGACCCTTTCCCTCCGGTATCTCCCGCAACTGCACTCCATTTTTTACCAGCCGCACTTTTATAATTTCCGGGAGATGCAGAAACTATCGAGCCATCTGAATATGTGGCATGTCCGGCTCCAGAAGCGCCTTCTGCTCCTTTTCCTGATGCTTCACAATAACCACTAGAGCCATAACCGGAGTAACCACCACCTCCAACTTGTTTTGCCCCCGAGCCATGTCCTTGTTTATCTTTTCCGGCGTTTAATCGCGCAATACGTTGTGTTTGTTGATCTGTTTCCTGACCATTTGCAGTTTGTGAACCTTTATTAGATGATTTTTGAGGACCACCAACATGAGAAGCCTGAGCCCCATCATTAGTTGTTACTGAATGGTTGCCATTGCATTTATAATCTATATCAAGATGGGTTTTACCATAAAATTTTCCTTTGGCACAACCACAAGGCCATTGAGTTGCATCTGAATCAGGACTTCTTCCGACTGGAAAATTTTTGCTTTGTTTATTTGTGGCATCTTCCGGATGGCCAAATGTTTTCCATTCGTCGGCATTTTTTGATTTATTATTATTTTCTTTTGTGCCGTATTTGTTTGTGTCTTCTCCACTATTTTGGCCTGACATTTTTTAATTCTCCGCTATTATATTTGAAACTTCACCAACAATTATGGAATCATCAATGACACATTTGTTCAGAGTAATATCCCATATTTGCCCGACTGGACAATCAATAACACATTTTTTTTGGACCAAATCCCAACGCTGTCCTTGAGGGCATTTTGGGTCTTGTTGATGATTGTTAATAGACTCATTGACATTATTGACCTGAGATTGTCCTAACATTCCGGCGACACTGCTTAATGGGTCTCCTCCTTTTTTTAATAATTTATCAAGAGTTTGTAATTGATGTTTGATTGCTCCCGCACTGTTTTCTGAATCATGTTTTTTAACATAATCAGTGATTGCTCCTTGAATAGGTTGTAAAATATCTTGGGCATTATTCATTATGGACTTGGCATCAAGTCCTCGTGGCATTTGGCCATCAAATTGTTTTAAACCGGTTTTACGCCAATCTTCTTTACTATGTTCGATCTTTATTACCATTTTTTTATCCTGTCGCTGAGTCTTTAATAAATGTTTCTTCTTCTACTTCACAAGATTCTATTGGTTGCCATGAACCATCTTTTTTAGA